CGTGCCCCACTGGAGGCCGTGAATCGGAAGCTCCTGTCGGCCAAGGGCACGCACGCGAAGGTGTGGGCGAAGCGGCTCCGCGTGTCGGAAGCGGTGGCTATGGAGCTGATCGAAGCACTCGTGGAGGACGTGCGGTCTGACCTGCGGGCACTGGCGGATGGGGTTGTATGACCGCGCCCGCCATCTTCCCAGTGTCCTCCCTTCTCAGCGACCCGATTGCGCTCGACGCATGGAAGCACGAGGTCAACGAGATCGTCTTGGGCGTCTTCCGCCCTGCCCCACGTCTCACCGGATCCGAGTGGGCGGACCAGCACGGGTACACCGAGCTGGGGGAGAAGTGGTACACGTCTCGGACGCCGTACCTCCGCGAAATCATGGACTCCATCTCCGACCGCACGGTGCGGGAAGTTGTGGTCATGAAGCCCTCCCGCATGGGGTATACCATCGGGATCCTGGGCCTACGCATTTGCTATGTGATCGACCACGACCCCGCTCCGATCCTGATCGTTCAGCCGACCGTGGACGACGCCAAGGACTGGAGCCAGAAGCAGCTCACCCCGATGCTAGATGCCACCCCCGTCCTCCGTGAGCGCGTCAAGGAGAAGCGGTCCCGCGACTCTGGAAATACCATCCTGGACAAGCTCTTCCTTGGCGGCTCCATCACGATCCGCGGCGCCCACTCGCCCAAGGGCCTGCGCCGCACGACGGCCCGCGATGTGATCCTCGACGAGGTGGACGGGTTTGAGATGAGCTCGGGCGCGAACGACAACCGCGAGGGCGACCCGGTGATGCTGGCGGTTCGGGCGTGCCGGACGTTCCCGGATCGCAAGGTGGTGATGGGCTCCACGCCCAAGCTCCTGCATTCGTCCAGAGTCCTGAAGGCGCTCAAGGCATCCGACTGGCGAGAGTACCACGTCGCGTGCCCGCACTGCTCCGAGTACCAGGTGCTCAAGTGGGGTGGGCCGGACGTGAAGCACGGGATCAAGTGGGCCCGCAAGGTGACGTGTCGGTCCTGCGGCCACGAGCCCGAGGCCCCGGCGGAAAAGTGCGCCGTCTGCAACAGCGCCGAGTGGGACGTGGAGCACCTCTACGCGACGGCGCATTACGTGTGCGAGCACTGCGGCGGGGCCATCGAGGAGTACGACAAGCCCGACCTGTTGGCGTCGGGGCGATGGGTGCCGAAGTATCCCGGTCGGGCGGCGCGTGGGTTCGCGATCTCCGGGCTCATGTCGCCGTTCGAGGGCGCGTCCTGGTCGGAGATGGTGCGGGTGTTCCTGGAGTCGAAGGACGACCCGGCGATGCTCCAGGTGTGGGTCAACCAGTGGCTCGGGGAGCCATTCGAGGAGCGCGGCGAGAAGGTGGACGCCACCAGCCTCGAGGGCCGCGCGGTGATCTACGCGGGCGTGGGCGGGGAGATCGTGGAGGTCCCCGACGGTGTGGGTGTGTTGACCGCGGGCGTGGACGTGCAAGGGGATCGACTCTGTTTGCTGGTGCGTGGCTACGGGGGCAGCCGCACGTCCTGGGACATCTTCCACGAGCGGATCTACGGCTTGCCCCACCATGGTGACACCTGGGGCCGCCTGGACTTCTTGCTGGCGCGCACCTTCCGGCACGCTTCGGGCCGCCCCATGCGGATCCAGGCGACCATGATCGACTCGGGGGGCGTGGCCGGAACAACCCAGGCCGTGTACGCCTTCGTCCAGCCACGCCAGGCGAGGAACATCTGGGCGTCCAAGGGCGACAGTGGGGCCGCTGGCGCTCCGGCCGTGAAGGGCGCCACGCGCAAGACCACCGGCAGGGTGATCCTGCACACCCTCGGCACCTACACGCTCAAGTCTGATCTCTTCAGCCGGCTCAGGGTGCAGCGTCCGGGCCTGCCCGGGTACGTGTATCTCCGCAAGCCAGACTCCGACCTGTGCAACGGGTTCGACGCCGAGTACTTCGCCCAGTTCGGCGCAGAGCAGAAGCAGCCCGTCCGCGTGACCGGGTCGCGCACGGTGGAGTATCGCTTCGTGCAGATCCGGAAGAGGAACGAAGCCATCGACCTGCACTGTCTGGCCGACGCTGCATTCATCCGGTGGGGCGGGCCGCGCATGGATATGGCAGAGTGGGCCGAGCACGCGCGGGCATGGGTCGCGCCCACCGAGCCCGAGAAGGAAGCCGAGCCACGCCGCTCTGCCGAGCCCGAGGGAAGCGGGGACTGGGCGACGGGGGGCCGGTGGGGTGGGGGGTGGGGCCGGTGAGCGACCGCCTCCTCCGCCTGTCCGTTCGTTGCCCTGAGTGTGGGGCGCCCCCGAAACTCCGGAAGCCCACGTTGGCCGAGGTCATACTCCGCGGCGAGCCCGACGCCGTGGTCCTGACCTACGAGTGCCACGTTCGGAAGTGCGGGGCCATCTACGAGATCCGGGTACACCACTTCACGGAGGCAGCATGAACGTCCCAGAGATCACGCGCCACGAGGACGGGCGCCTGACGATAGACGGGTTCACGGACCCGCTCCTGATTTCTCCAGAGCTACTGTTCGGCGGGGACGCCGACTACATCACTCGCCTCTCTGGCGAGGGCGCCGAGCCGTGGCTATTCCGGCTCTCGTTCGCCAACGGGACCGCCGTGTATCGGGTTGCGGAATGGGAAAGCCACGCGCTCAAGGCCGAGCTGGTGGAATGTGATGGACCCCGCAAGGAGGAGTCCGTCGGCGCGGAGCCCCCCACTTGACCCGATGCTACAACCTGTAGTATTTTGCACTTGAAGTAACCCGACATATTCGACCGCCCGACCAAGAGGCTCGGCCCCGGACAACGCTCCGGGGCAGAGCCTCTTTCGCGTCTAGGAGGGCGGTTGTCCAATCAGATCCCGACCCATGAGCCGGCCGAGGCACAGATCGGCTCGTCCTGGTTTTGGGATGCGACCTACCCCGACTTCCCGGCCTCCGACGGCTGGGTTCTCAGCTACTACCTCCGGGGTGGCTCGGACCTGACGCTCGCCAACGCCACGCCCGTCGGCGTCACCATCACGGCGAGCGGCGACGTCTACGAAGTCCGCGTCCCCGGGAGCGTCACCGCCGCCGTCACCGTCGCCGGGAAGTACCGGCTAATCGGCCGGGTGGCCCTCGCCGGCGAGGTGCACGTCGTCTACAACGCGCACCTCCTGCTCCTCCTGGACCCGTCCAACGCGGTGAACGCGAAGACGTTCAACCGCCAGATGCTGGAGGCCATCGAGACCGCCATGGTCGCCGGCGTCGCCAACGCCTCGGAGATCCAGTCCGTGACGGTGAATGGGCGGACGATCCAGTACCGGGACCGGGCGGAGTTGAACACGGCGCACGCCCACTACTCGCTCCTGGTGGCCCTGGAAGAGAACCCTGACGGGAGGCTCTCGCACGCCGCGGAGTTCGTCCATGGGTAAGCGGCTCGCCGTCGCGGCGCACGCCCTAGCCATCGTGCTCGGCTGGGCCCTCCTCACCGGGGGCATCGCTGCCCTTCTGGTCCCTGAGGTGTGGCTGATCTCCGCCGGCCTCCTGCTCCTCTCCCTGGCCGGGTGGGGCCACCTCCGCGTCCTCTTCGGCGCCGGGCTCTACGCCCTCTGGCGCCGGGCGGAGCGCAAGTAATGGCCAACATCTTCGACACCACAGCCAGCCTCCAGTGGGGAGCCGCCTCCGCCTTCCGCGGCGCCGAACTCAACCGGCTTTCCGCCGACCGCTGGGCATCCGCGAACCACCCGGACACCGAGGTCCAACTCGCCGCCCGCACACTGCGCGCCCGCGCCCGGGACCTGGTGCGGAACAATCCCTACGCCGCCGGCTTGGTGGAGGCCGCCGCCGACAACATCGTCGGCTGGGAGGGGATCCGGCTGAAGCCGCTGGTGATGCTGCCCAGCGGCGAGCCGAACCGCCCGGTCAACTGGGCCCTGGAGATCGGCTGGAAGGACTGGGGCGCCGACCACGCCACGGTGGACGGCGTGGATACGTGGTACGAACTGGAGCGCCTCCTCGTCAAGTCCTGGTGGACCGACGGTGAGGTCTTCCTCCGTCGGCGCCGTGGGTGGGACAACCCCTTCGGCTACGCCGTGGAGATGATCGACCCGGACCTGCTCGACGAGGACCTCAACGAGAAGCGGGAGCGTGCCGGCCGCGAGATCGTCATGGGCGTGGAGCTCGACGACGTCGGCCGCCCCGCGGCCTACCACTTCTGGCGGGAGCACCCGGACAACCTCGCCGCCCGCCGGGAGCGTGTCCGCGTCCCCGCGAACGAGATCCGCCACCTCTTCAGCCGCTACCGGGTCGGACAGCACCGCGGTTACAGCCTCTTCGCCCCCATCCTGACCACGGTGGAGATGGTGGACGGGCTCACCGAGGCCGAGTTGGTGGCGTCACGCTACCACGCCTCGAAAATGGGGTTCATCACCCAGAACTCACCTGAGGCCATCGACGCATACGCCGCCCGGCTCAGGATGCAGAGCGAGGACGGCAAGGAGTCCGCGCCCCGGCGCATGAAGATCGCCCCCGGAGTCGTCGAGGAACTGATCCCCGGCCAGGGCTTTGAGGGCTTCGATCCGACGCATCCGAACACCGCCTTCGACCCGTTCCTGAAGACCATGCTCCGGGGCGTCGCCCGCGGGTTCGGCATGTCCTACCTCACCCTCACGGGTGACGTGGGCGAGGCCAACTATTCGAGCATGCGCGCCGGGCTCCTCCCTGAGCGCGACCACTGGCGCGTCCTGCAGAACGTGGTGAGCTCCCGCGTCCACCGCTGGATCTACCGCGACTTCGTGGACATGGGCCTCCTCACCCGCGCACTGCGCCTCCCGTCGTCCGTCTCCGAGGACTACTACGCCGCCGAGTGGCGCGGTCGCCGTTGGCAGTGGGTGGACCCGAGCAACGACCTGGAGGCCTTCGAGCGCGAGGTGGCCCTCGGCCTCAACTCGCGCCAGCGGGGCGCGTCCGACAGGGGCAACGACTTCGAGACCATCATCGACGAGACCGCCGACGACCTGGACTACGCCGAGAAGGCGAAGGTGGACGTCACCGGCCTCGGCAAGAAGGCGCCGGCGCCCACCCCTGGGCCTCCGCCGCAAGAACCCGGCAAGGGAAACGGAAACAGGAAGGGCCCCAAGGCCGGACGCCTGACGTCGTCACAGTTCGCACTCTTCGGAGGCTGACCCCATGCACAACCCGCAACTCCTCTGCCAGATCCGCGCCTCCGACACGAAAAAGGACGAGGCCGAGATCCTGATCTATGACGAGATCGGCGCGAGCTGGTTCGGCGAGGGCATCACGGCCAAGCAGTTCGTCACCGACCTTGGGGCCATCGACGCGAAGCGCATCCGCGTCCGCATCAATTCGGGCGGCGGCTCGGCCTTCGAGGGACTCGCCATCTACAACGCCCTGCGCAATCACGAGGCGAAGATCACCACGGAGATCGACGGAGTGGCCGCGTCCATCGCCTCGGTCATCGCCCTGGCAGGGCAGACGGTGAAGATGGCCGACAACGCCTTCTTCATGATCCACAACCCCGCCGGCCTCGTCATGGGCGACGCCAACGACATGCGCGAGTTCGCCGATTTGCTCGACAAGGTCGGCGGCTCCCTGGCCCACGTCTACGCCGAGAAGTCTGGCCAGGACGACGACCAGATCCAGGACTGGATGGACGCCGAGACGTGGTTCACGGCCGAAGAGGCGAAGGCCGCCGGCTTCGTGGACACCATCACCAAGGGCAAGGTCATCGAGGCGCGGGCCGACATGTCCGCCTTCCGCAACACCCCGACCGCATTGGCGGCGCCGGTTGCCGGCCCCGCCCCCACCATACCGACCGCCGCGGGGGTGCACGTGGCGGAGGTCATCACCCCTGCACCCGTCGAACCGGCCCCCGTGGCCAGGGAGAATCCCATGTCCGATGTCAAGGACACGGCGGCCCCGAGTGGGGCCGACCAGCTCGCCAGCATCCGTGCCGCCGAGCTCACCCGGATCAAGGAGATCCGCAGCATTGCCAAGACCCACAACATCGACGCCGCGACGTCCGACCAGTGGGTGAACGACGGCCTCACCGTCGAGAAGGTGAAGGACAACGTCCTGGAGGCCATCCGGGTCAAGGCCGCGGCCGCCCCGCCTGTCAGCTCCACCGTGCGCGCTCGGGCCGAGAAGGATCCGCGCGCCGGGTTCGAGAGCCACTGTGACTTCCTGATGTCCGTGGTCAAGGACTCCCGGGCCCAGGTGCGCGGGGACGTGAAGGACGAGCGCCTGCGCATGCTCGCGGTGTCGGACGACGAGGGGCATGAGATGGCGTTCATGCTGCCCCGCGCGTTCGCGCCGAAGGACATCCGGGCGGCAGCGGGGTCCGACGAACAGGGCACGTACTCGGACACCTACGGTGGGTTCCTGGTGCCCACGCAGACCATGCCCGGGATGCTGTCCATCCGGCCCGAGGCGGATCCGACGGCCGGGCGGACGCGACCGGTCCCCATGACGTCGCCCATCGTGAAGTTCAACGCGCGGACGGACAAGAACCACACCACGAGCGTGTCGGGCGGGCTCACGTTCACCCGCACGCCCGAGACCGCCACGGCCACGCCCAGCCGGATGGCCATGGAGCAGGTGACGCTGGAGGCGGCGCCCCTGGTCGGTGCGGCCTACGCCACCGAGCAGATCATGACCGACTCGCCGGTCTCGTTCGTGGCCATGCTCGCCGCCGGGTTCTCGGACGAACGCGGCGCGCACATGCTGAACGAGAAGCTGTTCGGCATCGGCGGCTCGCAGTACGTCGGCGTGGTCAACGCGGACTGCACGGTCTCTGTTGACAAGGAGACCAACCAGCCCGCGAAGACGATTGTCGGCGACAACATCATCAACATGGCCGCGCGGG